GAAGGCTGAAGATCCGTTTTCGTAGGTTGGAACAACGGCTTCTCAATCTCTCCAACTGGATATAGAATACTCTCCTTGGGGAGGACTGTTAGCACCGACGCTTGTGGCTCACTATGAACAAATCTCGATTCTACATCGGTAACGGTGTTCTTACTCATCGCACTTTCCAGCGACTGGCGGGTGACATAGTGGAAATAACTTCCACGATCGTTCGCAGCTGTGTGGACTCCCAAGATCGGGGTCTCCTGAACATCTGGTCTAATAACTAAGCTGCCGCAAGATGAATTTCGGCCAGCGTAGGTAGCCTCTGCTAAGACGTGAAATCTCTGGAATTCGCCTTCAAAGCGTGGAGTAGAAATCGAATCCTTGACAACGGTGCCATCATTATAAATGACCTGACCATTGTACGTATGATCCGTGTTGTATGGAATATAGTCCAGCTTCCTGACACTGATGTTCTTAGTGCCGTAGGCGCCGTTCCAGAAATGTTTGACGATGTTTGCCTCAGCGCTAAACATCGAGGCAGGCAACTTGTACAAACAAACATCCTCTCGATAAGTGTCCATCGGCATGGTGTCGAGCCGTCTAGACAAAGCCTCCTCAATATTTCCTTTCAGCCGAACAAGCGACTTCTGCTCAAAATGGAAGATCTTCATGGAATCTCTCCACGAAACCTTAGTAATTTCAATCTCTTCACCGTCTGGTAACACTTGCCCGCGATGGTCGGTGAACAAGTGGTAAGGAACCAAGATGTAATGGCCTCCAACGAAAACACAATTGGTCGTTCTGGCATTCCTCAATACCATGACGGAACCAGTAGCTTGCACAAATTTCTTCAGCTGGCCCTCCGAAACACCTGATTGCTCAAATGTTTGCACTTGGGAGCTCCTCGGTTTCGCCGTTCGGGTAGTTCCCGACTCTTGGCTGCTAGATTTAGCCATAATCTTGAAAGTAGCAAACAACGCGAGGCCGGAACTCAGGGTGACTACAGCGCATTTCATAAGCTGCGTAAGTATCCTCTTGATATAAAGATAGCATCCTGGCTCTCCCTTCAATTTCTTTTCGATAAGTCCAAAGACATCAGATGTCAAGGTGTGTAGAAAAGAAGCAAAGGACATGGCGACAGCTACGGGTGCTCCAATCATGGCACCGGTTAACATATTGCTGTACAAAATGTGTAATGCTTCAACTCCATACTGAGCCAGACCTTGTGCGTTGGTGTGCACGACCTCGGGCGCTTTCTTCAGTTTGTTGATGACGTTTTTGCTAAACCGGACGAGCTTGTTTCTGTCTTTGGCGGGTGGTGGTCTGACCTCCTCGTCGTCTTCTGAGTCTGAACCAAGGAGCGGGTAGTCTATCCTATCTACATCCTCATCTTCTGACTCGGAGTCTGTATCAGGTTCTTCGATCTTTTGAGCCGGGTTGGCGGCAGGATTGACTAAATACTCATTAAAAGCTTTGTAGAAGTCTGCGTCCTGCTGCCACGCGTTCGCGATGGTCTTGAGTTCGCCGTGGCCAATCTCACAGGCGTCGATATCCACATCTTCACCGAGCAAAGTCTCTACCATATTAGAAACGTTCTTGAATTCGGCTCTCTTCTTGCGGAAAATAACAGAAACGACTTGTCTGGCGCTCTCCATGTCTAGAATGCGATCAGTCAGCGATTTAAACATGGGACATGAAACGACTTTAAAAATAGGCTTCGTTTTATCTTGCGGGTCGTATCTCGAGCATACCTCCAGGTCGAGGTCATAACGTCGCAGCAAAGCAGCGGGATCAGCCAGCTTCTGGGCTGCCCTTTCTGATGTTGTGTTGGTACAACACACAATCGCGTCTGGTTCGCAAAACAGTCCTTTAATGTCAGGACCCGTGATCGTTGCGGTATTAACGGGATAAGGGGCTCTAGTACAAAGAGAAATAATCTGTAAGGCTTCGTTTACTTCGGCGATGTTCTGCATGAAGTCATCGAAGACGATAATTTTCTTACTTGCCATATTCGGTTGATACTCAGAGGCTGCATTCCAAGTATGGGTCATATCTTCCATTTTCTGAGATACGTCTTTGGTCTCGCCGGGGCAAAGCTCCCTCGATAACAAAACTTTCCAGAGAGTGGATTTGCCCATGCCTGCGCCACCGGAAAGCACAAGACACATTGGTTCATGTGCTCTGACTTTGGGAATCGGCGGAACATTGAAGGTGTTGGTCAATTGGGCCTTAAAAGAGAACCAAGCATGACAAAGTTTACCTTCGTCTTTAACATATTTGTCTGCCGCGGACAGTTCCATAAAGAACCTGTTTCTCAAATCATTCAGAGTTTGGTCGTTCTTCAGACCTTCAGATTGGCTCTGGAAGCCACTGACAATACCCATATAGGTCATGTACGTACACGTAACAGCGTGGATAGGATTATCATTGGTACAGAGTTGCATCTCTAACCACTCTTTAGGAGAGGCACAACGACCGTAGAAGATTTTCATACCGCTGTCAATTAATTTCTTGGTAATCTTCGTCAAGTCACTAAGAGCTCTAAGACCCATTAAAATAGGCATATTCTCCTTGAAGAAGTGGCGCAGAAAAGTAATTCCGCATCCCAGACTTCTGGGGAATGTTGAAAGCAAGCTCCCAATGGCCTCCATAAGTGAATCAGATCCGCTCTCTGCTGTGGTGTTAATACAATCTCCATCTACGCCGGCGTTCTGCAACAGATTATCGCGTTTGGATTTCAATTTAAACGCACCTGTTACTCCCGCTTGTTCTATGATCTGGCGTAATTGTCGTATGCTAGGATTTTTCAAATTTCTTAACTTGTAATGGAGGATAGTGCGTAAAACGCCCGAGCCTCCATCGGCGTATTCGATCATAAACCTTTGAACACCACTCAGGAGGACGGTATAAGCGTGGCTCTTGTTCTGCTGCTCATACTCCTTTAAGTGTAACAGTGCTTCTCCTAGATTCAAGAGAAACATGACGGGTTCTGTTCTGGAATTCCAAAGCCGGTACAAAAATACGGGGTTGAGAACGTAGCAGTAATCGTAGACGATTCCCACCAGGTATCTCAACGCGTCAAAAACCTGTGTAGTGAGCTCTTTCAAGGCAGCTTGGGCGATGTTTTTGCCTATTTTGCGTTGTAGGTCGTCGATGCCATTAAGAGCTTTATCTCTCATTTCCCTATACTTCCTTCTAATATTTCTACTCGCAGAAACGAAAGGAGAAGCGGCATTCGACAAAACCGCTCCTTGTGGAACAGTCTCAACTACCAGATCTTTCAGTGGGACCGGTTCACTCTTTACGTCAGGAACTTTCGCAAATAGTACGCTCTTCCTTGGCTTAGGTATTGGTTTCGCTTTAGATGGAACAGATGCGAATCTTGTAACCGACCCTGCGAAAGAAGATGCTGTGGGCGTCGACATATCTAGTAAAAATCTCTTACGGGACTCTTTTTGTTCAGATGTGACTTTAGGAGGCAAGATAGAATCAAACGTTTTCTTCGTGACAGTGTCCGTCGTTG